AAGTTCGGTGTACCGACAAACACCATTGCCAACCGCAAAGCGGTTGAACGGTTTGCCAGTAGTGTGATGCGTGGACATGGAGTTCGTCCCACACACATCCGGCAATACCTCCCTATGGTTACGAAGATGGTTTTCGTACCTGACCAGTGGCAGATTGAGGCTGAACGTCTCTCTGGCACAAAGTCTGCCTGGGGAGCATTGGTGGAGTTCCTGCAGAACAACGCTTCTAGTGTTGTTCCGCGTGAGGAACATGCCTGAGGTAGCGTGGTCGTGTTGGATGGGGTAAGTCATGAGTCGGAGCTAACTCACCCCCACTTGGTAGTCCAACCAAACTACGCTCCCTCAAAAGTGCGGCAGCTCAACATTGTGGTTGGCGTTGCAGGAGAACTGCGCACTCTAAAAATCAATAATGCCGACTTGAGCACACTCAAGGCCGCTCTTCTAGAGCGGATGTACTTCTGTAAAGTGGGGGAGGACTTTGTTCCTCCCCCAGCCGTGCGTGACGATGTAGTCGCACACCGATTGAGAGCCTTCAAAAATACGCTGCTGAAGAAATTCGGCCCGTGTCCCCCCAAACTCGAACCTGAAGAGTTCGTTGAAATGTTTCGAGGGCGCAAGCATACCATCTATGCTAATGCGTTAGAAGAGTTCTATGATGTCGGAGTGCAGGCTTACCACGCAGTAAGTGCAGCTTTTGTGAAGTGTGAGAAAGTGAACCCGTTGAAAGCACCTCGGTGCATCCAGCCGCGCCACCCCGTATACAACATTGGTGTAGGTAGCTATTTGAAGCACATAGAGCATCGACTCTATAAGGCGGTTGGAAGAGTCTTCAATGATAAGCACGTGATTATGAAAGGTTACAATGTGAGGCAGATTGCCAGCATAATGGAAGAGAAATGGCACAGCTTTGTGGAGCCGGTTGGCGTCGGAATGGACGCGACCAAGTTCGACATGCATGTGTCACCAGCAATGCTTAGGTGGGAACATTCCATCTATCACAATTTGTACCATGGCGACAAAGAGCTCGCCAGGCTACTTCAGATGCAGATCCACAACAAGGGTGTTGGGTACTGCGATGATGGGAAGCTGAGGTACAAGGTGGAAGGGCGGCGGTTCAGTGGTGATATGAATACGGCGCTCGGTAACTGCCTCATCA